ATATTGTCCAGTGGGGCAACTTTCTTCTATTAAGAGAAACAGTAAATGGTGAACGTATTAATCGTAGGATTAAGTATTCACCAACTCTTTACGCACCTGTTGCAAAACCTACAGAGTGGAATACCCTTGATGGTAAGTATGTAACACCTATTAAACACAATACAATTAAAGAAGCCAAAGAATGGGTTGAACAATATAAAAATCAATCTCATTTAGTTTATGGTAATAATCAATTTCAGTATTGTTATCTTGCTGATCAATATCCTAAATCTGTAAATTGGGATATTGATAATATTTTAATTGTAACTATTGATATTGAGGTTGCTTGTGAGAATGGATTTCCAAGTCCAGAACAAGCTATTGAACCACTGTTATCAATCACAGTAAAAAATCACCAAAACAAAAAGTTTGTTGTGTGGGGTGTTGGTGAATTTAATAATACGCGTGATGATGTAACTTATATCGAATGTGAAAGTGAAAGACATCTGATACAAGAATTTCTTGTGTTTTGGGAAAAACATCAGCCAGATATTATTACTGGCTGGAATACAGAATTTTTTGATATTCCTTATCTTTGTAATCGTATTAAAAATATTTGTGGTGAAGATGAAATTAAAAGACTTTCGCCATGGGGTAATGTTTCTTCGCGTGAAATATTTCAAATGGGCAGAAAACATCAAGTTTATGATATTCAAGGTATATCTCATTTAGATTACTTTGACCTTTATCGTAAGTTTACATATACAAATCAAGAGTCTTATCGACTAGATCATATTGCGTTTGTTGAACTTGGTGAACGTAAAGATGGTAATCCATTTGAAACCTTTCGTGATTGGTATACTAAAGACTTTCAATCTTTCATTGAATACAACATTATGGATGTGGAAATTGTTGATAGACTAGAAGACAAGATGAAGTTAATTGAACTTTGTCTTACTATGGCTTATGAAGCCAAAGTAAACTATATGGATGTTCTTGGTTCTGTTAAGTATTGGGATATCCTTATATACAACTATTTGCGTGGTAAGAATATTGTAATTCCACAAAAACGAAAATCAGATAAGTCAGATAAATTTGAGGGTGCTTATGTGAAAGACCCGCAAGTAGGAATGCATAAGTGGGTTATGTCTTTTGATTTAAATTCACTATATCCACACCTAATTATGCAATATAATATTTCACCAGAAACACTTGTGGGTCAAGAAAAAGTAAAGGGTATGTCTGTAGATAAACTTCTTGATAAGAAAGTTGATACATCAATACTAAAGGATGCTACACTAACTCCAAATGGTGCTTTGTTTAAAACTACCAAAAGAGGGTTTCTACCAGAGATTATGCAGTCTATGTATGATGATCGTGTGAAGTATAAAAAACTAACTTTACAGGCAAAACAAAATTATGAAAATACTAAAGACCCCAAATTACTTAAAGACATTTCCAAATACAACAATATTCAACTTGCTAAAAAGATTTCTCTCAACTCTGCATATGGTGCTATTGGGAATAATTGGTTTCGTTATTACGATTTGTTGGTTGCTGAAGCTATTACTACTTCTGGTCAGTTATCTATACGTTGGATTGAACGTAATCTTAATGACTATCTTAATGACTTGTTGGAAACAGATAACGAAGATTACGTTATTGCGTCAGATACAGACTCAGTATATATTACTTTTGACCGATTGGTTAGTAAAGTGTTTAAAGAGAGTACAGATACTTCAAAAATTGTCAACTTCATGGACAAGATCGCTAGAGATAAGATTGAACCTTTTATTGATAAAAGTTATCAAGATTTGGCTTCGTATGTAAATGCATATGAACAAAAGATGCAAATGGCTCGAGAGGCAATTGCTGATAAAGGTATCTGGACTGCAAAGAAAAGATACATTCTTAATGTTTGGGATATGGAAGGTGTTAAGTATCAAGAACCACAACTCAAGATTATGGGTATTGAGGCTGTTAAATCAAGTACACCTGCACCATGTCGGGCAAAGATTAAAGAAGGTCTAAACATCATTATGAGTGGTGATGAAAAACAAATGAATAATTTTATCCAAGATTTTAGAAAAGAGTTCATGGAGTTACCACCAGAAGATATTGCTTATCCTCGCTCAGTAAATGGACTTTCAAAGTTTAGTGATCCTAATCAGATGTTTGCAAAAGGTGCACCTATTCATTGTAAAGGTGCAATCTTATACAACCATTTAGTAAAGAAAAACAAGCTTGGTAGAAAGTATCCTTATATTCAAGAAGGTGATAAGATTAAGTTTTTACATCTACGTGCACCAAACATTTATCAATGTACATCTATATCTTTTATGACACAACTTCCCAAGGAACTTGACTTTCATAAAATTATTGATTACGATACACAGTTTGAAAAGTCGTTTGTAGAACCACTAAACTTTATTCTAGAAAAGATTAATTGGTTAGTGGATAGAAGTTATGGAACACAAGGAAGTCTAGAAGATTTCTTTGTATAAAGTTAAGGAAAATAATGTACAAGGTTACAGCATATTTTAGAAATAAAAAAATTGTACGAAGTTTTTATGAGTTATATGATGCAATAGATTTTAGAGATACTATTGATGCACACTATCCCCTAAAGGTAACATTTGAGAAAGGAAGAACAATGAAAGAATGGGTATATGAATGTTGGACAAGTGTAATGGATGCAGATAAGAATCCACTTAGACACATTCCAAACACCAATACAAGACATATGATATTACAAATACTAGCATGGATGTGGTGTATTGTGTTTTCATTTTACACTGGTAGTTTTTTTGTGTTTGGATTTAGTGCAATTGCTCATGTAATAATATTAGGTGCTATTGCTATTACTGTAGGAACATTTGAAACTGCTAAAAGAAAACCACAAATATTTGGTGGATACAACGGCAGAGGTCGTGGTGGAGAGCACGAATAATTGATTGATAAATTACTAGAAAATGAAATCAGTAAAGTATCTGATTCCAGTAAATGTGCTGTGCTATTGAGTGGAGGTGTAGACTCCATCTCAGTGGCATTTGCTGCACAAAGATTGGGTAAAAAGATACACGCATATAGTTTCTGTCTAGATACACATGAGTCATATGATTACATGAAAGCTAAAGAGATTGCTGACATCTGTGAGTGGAAATTTACAGGTATCAAAGTTCCAACTAATAATCTAGTTGAAGATTTTCATAGACTAGTAAAATTAGATTGTAGAAAGAAAACTCATTTTGAATGCGTATATCCATTTCTATATGTATATCCAGAAATTAAAGAAACAGAAGTATTATCTGGTTGGGCAGCTGATGGGTATTATGGTATTAGTAAAAAAGCCATGATGCATTTCAAACATACACAGGAATTATTTGATAAGTTTAGAGATAATTATTTTAGGCCTGATATGTGTGCTGGTTATAATTGGCACAAGAAAGTTGCAGATATGCATAGTAAAAAGTTTATTACACCATATCTAACCGATAGTGTCAAGAACTTTTTCTATAATAAAAGTTGGGATGAACTGAATAAACCTACTCAAAAGCATCATGTAAGAGATGCATTTAATGAATTTAAATTAGTGGGAAATGTAAAAAAGCACTTGAACTTACAGATAAATTGTGGTATAATAGAATTATTTGAAACACTAATTGATGATAAAGAAATAAACTTTAAGAGTAGAAAAAGAATAATGGATATATGTAGGGATTGGAACGTGCTAAATAGTACGAACACTTTAGAGGAGTTTTTCGTATGAAATATAAAAAGTACAATTTACAAGATGTGTATGATGGAGAAGCACAAAACAAGTTTAATGTAATATCTACTTTTGCAGGTGGTGGTGGTTCTTCTACAGGTTATCGTTTGGCAGGTGGTAAAATACTTTGTATCAATGAGTTTGTAGAAGAGGCAAGAAATACATATGCAGAAAACTATCCAAATACTCCTATCTTACCAGATGATATAAAAGAACTTACAGGACAAGATTTACTTACAGCTGCTAATATTAAAGCTGGAGAAGTTGATATTCTAGATGGTTCACCACCATGTTCTGCATTCTCAATGGCTGGTGCAGTTGTTCAAGGTGGTGGTCATTCAAAAGGTTTCGGTAAAACTAAAAAGTATTCTGATGGTAAAAAAGTAGAAAATATTGAAGATTTGTTTTTTGAGTTTCTTAGAGTTGCTGAAGAGATTAAACCAAAAGTAATTGTCGCAGAGAATGTGGCAGGTCTTATGATGGGTGAAGCAAAACAATACTATTATAAAATTACAAATACATTTGAAAAGATTGGTTATGATGTATCCTCTATGGTTCTAGACTCATCACATTATGGTGTACCACAAACTAGAAAGAGAGTTATTTTTATTGCTGTTCGTGAAGATGTAACTGAAGCTGTTGGTCTTACGTTTATGAATATTGCTGGTATCTTTCCAGAAAAGTTTACAGATGCTATTACTTGTGGTGATGCATTTAGTGACCTAGAGTATGACCAAGAAGAAATAAAGATGTTGACTGAAAAGTTTGCAAAAGGTTCACACTTTGAAACAGCATCTAAGATGCCACTTGATCCAGACAAAGTATTGACTGGCTGTGACTTCCATCCAAAAGGTCACCACTTTAATATGAAAAGAATTTCAAGACATAAACCATCTCCCACTATCACGGCTTCTGGTGGTTGTATTCATTGGAGTGAGATGAGAAAACTAGCATTATGTGAGTCTAGAAGAGCAATGTCTTTACCAGATGATTTTAAATTGACAGGTAAGTGGGAACAAAAGTCTGAACGTATGGGTCGCATGGTGCCTCCTTTGATGATGAAGGCTGTAGCAGATGCTATATATGAAAGGGTATTAAAACCTTATAAGGAGTTAAACAATGGCTGATTTTACTTTTGCACATAGAGAAGAAGGTTTTGATGAACACATTGAAAAATCAATTCGTGGTTATTCTAATTTACTAGAGGATGTAATTTCTCTATCAAGATACTTTGTTGAAGATGATACAACTGTAGTTGACATTGGATGTTCAACAGGAAAACTAACAAAAGCTATGATTGATTATAATGTAGATCACTCTAACAATGCAGATTGGGTTGGTGTAGAAATAGCTGATGGTTTTGTTGATGATCTAAAGAAAAGAAAAAAAGAATTAAATTCACATAATGTAGAGTTTCTTATGGAAGATATTCGTGACTATCAGTTTACAAATTGTTCTTTAGTTACATCTATCTTTACTTTACAGTTTATGCCAAAGAAAGATAGAAAAGAAGTTATTCGTAATATTTACGAAGGTTTAAATGAAGGTGGTGCTTTTATATTTTCTGAAAAAACTGTGTGTGAGAATGCATTAGTGCAAGATATGATTACATTTAATTATTATGATTATAAACGTAAAACTTTTACCACTGATGACATTATGGATAAAGAAAGAACTTTACGGCACATGATGAAACCCAATACTTGGGATGAAATAACAGATATGTTGGTTAGAGCTGGATTTTCTAATATACAACCGTTCTGGAGAAATCATGCATTTGTGGGTGCGATTGCAATTAAATAGGAGATGAAATGAATTTGTTAGAAGATTATGTAAGTTTTGTAGATGAAGTAACAAGTGACCAATCAAAAGATTTGGTTGAAATGGTTCAAGCTTTAGAAATACTAGAAGAACAGGAAGTTAATCCTGCAAGATTACTTACTGCTGGTATTGGTATGTCTGGTGAAGTTGGTGAGTTTAATGAAATAATTAAAAAGTGTTTGTTCCAAGGTAAAGAAATGGATGGAGATAAAATTAAACATTTACGTTCTGAACTTGGAGATATAATGTGGTATATTGCCCAAGCTTGTCTGGCACTAAATACTAACATAGAAGAAATAATTGACATGAACACAGTGAAGTTGGAGTCTCGCTATCCTGGCGGGTTTGATGCTTTTCGTTCAGAGAATAGAAAAGAAGGTGATATATAGTGAGCAATTTTCTTAAAGATATAATCAAAACTACAGGTAATGAATATGCATCATTAGTTTCTGATGGAGTGGAAGCTGGTGATGTTGATTCATTTATTGACACAGGAAGTTACATTTTTAATGCATTACTTTCTGGTAGTATCTATGGTGGTTTACCATCAAATAAAATTACAGCAATTGCTGGAGAGTCAGCAACTGGTAAAACATTTTTTCTTATGGGAATGGTTAAAAGTTTTCTAGATGACAATCCAGACGCTGGTGTTTTGTATTTTGAAAGTGAAAGTGCAATTACACAACAAATGGTAGTTGATAGAGGTATTGATCCACAAAGAATGGTTATTATTCCAGTAACTACAGTTCAAGAATTTCGTACACAGGCAATCAAAGTATTAGATTCATATCTTGCAAAGAATGAAGCTGATCGTAAACCTATCATGTTATGTTTAGATTCTCTTGGTATGTTATCAACTACCAAAGAAGTAGAAGATACTTCTGATGGTAAAGAAACAAGAGATATGACAAGAGCTCAAGTTCTTAAAGCTGCATTTCGTGTATTGACTTTGAAACTTGGTAGAGCAAAAGTTCCAATGGTTGTGACTAATCATACTTACGATTCTATGGGTTTGTTTGCTACAAAAGAAATGGGCGGCGGTTCTGGATTGAAGTATGCAGCTTCTTC